TATATCAAGCATAAGATTTACCTCTTGTTCCTAGTCTCTTGTTCTCTCTAAGATTCCATCTGTGATTATCTGCCGAGGTAGATTTATAATCCTTGCCATACTGAAAGTTCGTAGAAAAAGTAGTCTTGTATTTAGACAAAGCCCCACACTGGGGGCATTTCTTGTCACTCTCTCTTAGAGATACAGAACACATCTCGTTAAAGTTGTGTCCTTTCTCTGTACATTCGTATTTGTATATCGGCATAATCGTTTAAGTTAATTCAGAATATCCCCCTCCCGAGAGAAGGGGATACGCTTTATTAACTCGCAGCTACCTTGAAAGGTACGCCAGCATCATCACGCAGTTCAGCAACACCGTAGATAGTATCTGCTGTGAACAAGTCACCTAGATACTCCTGCTTGTACTGAGTTTGTGAACGAACACCAACTTGCTCGGCAAACACAATTGCATCCTTGTGGATTAAGCCACCCACACGGTTAGCACTTGAATCAGTCGTAGGTGCGTTAGATGTAACGAATACATCTACACCGTAGATTTGACCAATCTTGCCAGTCTTGATAGCATCACCAGAACCAATGAACTGTTGCTCAGTGAAACGGTTGATACCAAGAAGGTCTGTTGCCGCTACAGGTGGAATGATTAACGCACGATTGTCCATAGGAACATCAGCGTTATCCAACTGTAGAATCATTGTGCGGATACCAGCATCAGTGATGTCTGCTCCTGCACCAGATGACCAAGCAGTACCATCACCCTCTAAGAAAGAACCACCGTTAAGTGATTGAATCAAAGTGAATAGGTCTGTGTCAACTTGCTTCGCAAGTGCGTGACCAGCATCATCAGTATAGAACTTTCTCATTGAAGCCAGTTGCTGTACTTCAGCAATATCCTCAATCAGTTTTGAATACTCATAGTGCTTGTCAATGCTCACATTTACAACACCTGCTGTATCAGCGATAAGTGTTACTTGTGTGCTTGCTGCTTTAGCAGAGGCAGAACCTCTTGCTGGTTTAGGGATGTGAATGGTGTCACCTTTCTTACCCTTGTGTGATAACTTTGTTACCACGTTTGCTACAACTAGATTTGATTTGTACGCTCCAATAACTTCATCTGACCAGAGTTCTGGGATAAAGTTAGCGGAGGTTGTAGTCGTACTATGGTTTGTGCCTAAAGCCATTTTTATACTCCGTTAAAGTTTATCTCACCCTACCTTCTGCGTAGGCTTGCTGAATCTCATCAGACAATGCCTCGTATCTGGAAGGGTCTGTGACCTGTAGGTTGATTAAATCAGCCCTACGGTACATCTTCTTGCCACCAACAGCGTCTCCAGAGGAGCGAGTTTCAGAACTGGTTTTCTTTAAGGCTTGTTCGCGTTTAGACGCTTCTTGCTCTTGTACCTCTTGAGTCTTGTCAAGCATATTGATCTTGTCATACATATCAAAAAGTTCAATCGCATAGTCAGGTCTATATTCGGTATCTGCCTTGCGGAATATCTCTTGGCGAATCTCACTTTCACCTAGCCAATCTTGGAATTTAGAGTCAGCGACCCTTTCTTGCCAGTTTGGATAGGATTTTTCAAGAATCCCCAATTGATTTTGTTGTTCTAAAGTTGCCCGTTCTTCTCTTGCCTTAATAAGTTCTGGGTGATTTTCTATAGCTGAGTTAACTGCCGAAGCAGGGTCGTTATAGAATTGATCTTCAAAACTTACAGGTTCTTCAGTCGGTGCTGTAGCTTCTGTAGCCTTCTGTGTTTCTAGTAAACTTTCTATCAGTTGTCGTTGCTCACCAACGGTCTGTCCTTGTTTACCTATTGCTTTCTCTGCGTTTTGATGCATTTCAATCACATCTTGCAAAGACTTTCCAGCATACTTCTCAGGGGGTTCATATTCAGCCTCTACACTGGCTTCTGACTCTGTTAAAGCCTCTGCCTGTATTTCTTCTGTTGCTATCTCCTGAGTTTCTGTTACCTGGTCGGTTTCAACGTGTGTCACGTCATCTACTACTACTGTCATATTGGTCTCTCCGTCCCGAATGGGATTGTGAAGTTATAAGATTTAGAGTCCTAGTCGGATTGCTCTAAGCTGAGTTTCGTCACATTCTCTAAATTCAATATAAAATTCAGAATTCGTGACTGACCCTTGGCTTCCCAAAGGTCTTTTTCATCGTCCATAGTGTCGATGTTTCTGGCACTTTGCTCGATAGTTTCTAGGTCGTTAATGAAGTCTAGCCAGCCATCTGACTGCATCATCTCTAACCTGTCCTTGATGAACTGTTCGTCTGTTTTCAACGGTTATCAGTTATAAGTTGGAATAGTTGTTTTCTCACCCTCTGCTCTTGCTTTGGCGAGGTTGAGTATGGTTTCTGATTTAAGGTGATCTACCTCTGGAACATTTCTAGCAGTCTCAGAGTTCTTATTGAGAATATCTGCTTTAGTTTTCTCCAGACTAAGGGCATCTTTTTGTAATTTAAGAATCTTCTCCTGGACTTGGATTTCACTAGGCGCATCTTTCTGGGCCTCTGCTGTCCACTTGACCGCCTTGGCTTTTTCTTCCTCTGCTTCAGCTAGAGTCTTTTGTATGTCTGCTTGAGCTTTCTGTATTTCGAGTTGCATACCCATCTGTTGCATCTGCTGTGCTTCTGGATTAGGCTGATTACCCTGTACAAGTGCTTGGACAATTTGGTCTCTGTTGTGGATTGAGGAGTTTTGGAATAAGGCGAGGAGAATAACATTGAAGGCTGGTGAATCTTTGGGTATGGCTTGGAGCATCTGCACCATCTGTGTCATCTCCAACTCTTTAGCCATAATCCCCATTGTTGAGTAAGGAATAAACTTGTAATCTGACACTGGGTATCGGTCAACATCGAACTGAATCTTGCGCCACATTGCCTTATTAATCATTGGGATTAAGAAGGTGTTTTGGAAGTTCATTAAGGTGCGTTTCTGGCGTTTAATCGCAGCCGATTGCATCATCGACATACCAGAGGCGGTATCATTTGCCGTACCTGTATCGGTAGAGCCTGTACCCATCTGAATCATGTTCTGTAGGGCAGCTACTTGGTTAAAAGTAGATGGATCGGTAGAACCCATATCCAAAGGCATGATAGCTTCTCTAGGTGAGCCATTTGTTAGGACTGTTTTGCCTGGTCTTACCTCAAACTTGATACCTCTAGGGAGTCTGGTGGCATCGGCAGCCATCATTGGCGTGGTTGTTAGAGCAAGAGAGTCTATTCTCGCCCTCATTTCAGCATCTAAGGCTTTCTGAGGGTTGTAACCTTTCTCACAAACACCTCTGCCCCAGAATTTATTAGGAACAATGTCGTGCTGATAAGAGATGAAAGGTCTATCTTCCATCATAAAAGCGTTTTCTTCTACTCTTAGGATGTATTCGTCATTACATATCGTAACAACAGCCTCTACCAGTTCATCACTCTTAGTATATTCAAAGTCATCTTTGTCTGCTTTCGGTTTAAGGAAGCGTTTGGGTACTTTGCCCCAATATTCACATATCTTTACAGAGTCAGATTCATCTGCTTGTTTGGTTTCTGGGTCGAAGCCCATTCTCACCACGTCATAATCACCATCAAGAGGAACATCACGGTAGATACCTGACTGAATTCCCTCTACAACGTGGTATCGAGGCTTGATAACCTCATGGGCAACACCTAGAGCTTCATCGATTGAATTAGCGGAGGGGTCGATTAGGAATTCTTTAGGTGAGATGGGTTCAACACGAACATCTATGGAGGGATATTCCACTATTTGACGAGTGGAAGTAAGAGTCCCCTCAACGGGGACTTGTGCAGGAGAGCGAGTAATTGTCTGATCGACAACAATCTTACCGATACCCGTGCCATAGACAGCACCGTTAAGGAAAACTTCACATACAGCGTCTTTGACACCCGTATGTTCTAAGTCCTCCTGTAACAAGTTCCTTACATATTCAGCATCTGAGGGGTCTTGGTCTAACATATCATCTTTTATGTCAAACCACTTGCCTCTGCCAAAGGTTGCTTCTTCTAATTCAGCAACACTGGACTCTACCGCTTGCTGTAGCGCAGGGGCAATGAGTCTTGATTTTTCTGAGTTTCTGGTTTTATCACCAGCCATCCATATACCACGCCATAGACGATAGTATTCGTCCCATTTAGGTGTGTAATTAATGTCTCGGTGAGTTCTCCAGCTTTCAAGTCGGTAGTTAAGCCAACTAGCGAGTGCCTGGTATTGGGTTTCTTTATCCATCAAAGTATTGTTTGAATGGAATTGTCAGCAGAGGTGCTGTTCCAGTGGGATTACCGCTATCCAGAAAGGACAGTTATGGCGATGGAAATGCGTAAAACAGATATCTATTTTATGAGGCGTATTTTACCACAAAAACCACATAAAGTGTAAGGTTTTTAGTGAACTATATCACTTATATCTTGAATCTCGATAATGCCATCCATAATCATCTTACAAATGGTTAAATCAACCAAATCATCGTTAGATTTAATGCCTGGGTTAACATCTTCAATCAAATTGGCGATTACTTGACAGGCAATAGCGTATCTAGTTACTACATTATCTGTAGTATCGCTATATTCAACGACATCATCGAATTCATCATCGTCTAGGTCATTTAGATTTCGGTACATTTTCTTCCTTTACTAATGAAACGGCTTTAAAGCCGATTTTTTTTAAAAAATTGAGTACAACAAGCTGTGAATGATGTACCCAAAACGACTCTGTGTGGAGAGAGGACTTCTTCAGTAACTTACAGGCAACGATAGCGTCATCTATATCGACTTTCATCAATAACCACTGACCGCATCCATAGGAGACCAATCATCTTCCAGTTCTATCGAGTGGGCAAAGTCTGCCACAGACACCTGATCTATATAAGCTAGGGCATCGAGCATATCGTCATGGCTTAATCGGTTAGGAAAGTCCA